CAAATGTCATTTGAGCGTAAATTCCAAAATTATAATTATTTATTGAACTTTCAATAAAATTTAAAGTTGTTAAAAAATAATCTTGTGTTTGAGTAATATAGTTATCAAAGAAATTTTTATACTGAATAGTACCTGTTTGAGTATCACCAGATGGAATTGTTGTTAAAATATCCCCAATTGTTTTAGTTGCTGAAGGTATATTTTGAATATCATTGAATGTTGCCAACGGTTCCGCTAAAGTAATTGCCGTAAATAAAGCGTCATCCAATGCTGTAGTATCTTCAGTTGCTTCAGCCCTTTCATCATACATTTCAGTATTTGCATAGTAATTAAATGAAAGAGCATTTTGTAATTTATCAATAGGTCCTTTTAATCCACTACCCCCAATAAATTTAAGACTCATAGTTATTTTTGCAATCATTGGTTGTAATCCAATACCTTCAGGATTAATATCTAAATTTTCATATTGTATTTGTATCGTTTCAGGAATTGCCTTTGTATTATAGAAATCACCAACTCTAATAACTAATACAGGTGGAGTACCAAAATTAGTGTTAAACGTTGATGTTGATGTATCTTGTTCACCTTGCTCATTAATAACAGGTATTGTATTACCGGGTCTTGCACACTGTTGTATAAAAGTTAATCGACTATTTAATCCTTCAGGAGTAATAGCATGAAATGCTGGTTGAAATAATTTTATTTTATCAGTAATTGATGTATATGCAAATGGGTCAGTTTGTTTTAAAACTTCAAAATAATCACATTCATTTAAAAGTTTTGTTCTTAATAATCTTTTACTTAAATTCTTTTTTTGAATATCTACAGGAGATGGTGGTTTTGGTAATCCGTTAATTGCGGTTTGATTTGCAATGTTTTCAGAATTAGTACTTGAACCGGCGTTTGCGTTTGACGGATTTTTAGGTGTTACATTAATACTTTTAAAACTTACATATCTTGAACACATTGCAACAACACTATAAGTTTCAGCATCTCCGTTTAAATCAACATTACAATCAACAAATGTTGGCATTCCACTATTGTCTTTAGTTTCAGCATTTGTTAAAAGTAAATTTGAATAAATAAATTTAACTGCCTCACTTTGGATATACTTACCTAAAGATTCGTTATCTTCAGTTAAATTAGAGAAAAATAATTTTAAAGAGTCAATATACGCTTTGTTATTTGATTCACTTGAATTATCCCCAATACCTGGAAATTTAACTCCATTCATTTCTATAACAACTTCACAATTTTGTGATGTTACCGCTTTTAATATTTCACTTCTTAATAGTACTAATTTATCATAGTTTTGAGTTATTACTGGAAATAAAAGTGAAGTACCACTTGTATAAACATACCCACTGTAAATTGGTTTTTGGAGCATATACTGATTATAAAGTGTTTCATAATCAGTACTTGAAGCGGTATCGGTATCTATTTCCGGAAAAAACGCACCATATCCTTGATATGTAGAGAAATTTGGTAAATCTTTGGCAACTGAATCACCTTCTTTTAAATCTGAATTAATTAACGTTGCTTGTTCTGCTGAAGTTTGATTACTTGAGAGAACACTTTCTTGTAATTCTTTAAGGGTATTTAAATCTAATGTCGCAAATTTTGCCGCTAATGTATATAAATCAAATTTAGCGGCTCCTGCAAAAAATGATTCAATAACCGAATCTTTCTTTTCAGTTAAATCATTCTGTAATTCTTTTTTAGCAATCAAATTTAAAACAGAAGGGTGGTCTACAATAATTGAAAATGATAACGAACCGCTCCTACTCGTTTCTTTATATGTGTAAATTGGTTCAGGTCTACCTAAAAATGATGTTCCGTCAAAATTAGGAGAAACAGTTTCACCAAATGTTAAATCATATGGTGGAAACCACATTATTCTACCTCCATTAGGTCCTTTTTCACATCCAGGCAAATCATTAAACAAGGCACTTCCTTTCCAAGCTAAATTTTCAATTGAAAACATGTATTTCTTAACTTGTCCTCCAATAATATTTGTTGACCCTTGTCCTTTCCACGGTGCAATATTTAAATTATATGTAGAATCAAGAACAGAATTACTAAACTTTCTTATGTTACCATTAGTTTCACTACCACTTGTATTTGCAACCGTACTTTGTAAATCTTGGTACAACTGATATGGTTTATCTTTGGTAAATAATCTTCCATATTCTTTACCTACTAATTTACCGTTAGTATTTTCGTATCTAATAACTTTAGAACCTTTTGTTAATTCTTTATATCCATCATTAAAAACTTTTGACATTTGATTAATTGCGTTACCGGCATGTAATCTTCTGGCTAATCCACTGGTAGGTGCCGAATCAATTAATCTTTGAGTATTATCTAATATTGAACCTCGTTTAAACTCATAATTTAAAGATGATGAATATCTATCACTTAGATTAAATGCAGTGTTATTACTAAAATCAACACCAAATGATTCACCTTCAGGTCCAAATAAATCACCAAAGTCTTCATCACCTGTTCTTGTCCAAACAAATCCTCCAACAAGAGTATTATTATCATTTAAACCAAAAGCAAAGTTTTGGTCACCTTCATATAACTTACCAACAGCATCAGGACCTAATACAACTGCACCAGTTGGTTCTCCGTACCCATTATCAGGTGTTTGACCTGCGGGTGATGTTGTGTATTTTAATTCGTCTTTACCTCCAACATATAGATTACCACTATCATCTTGAGAATTTCTTCTCCCAATATCACCAAATATGTTATTTAACACCTGACCAGCTCTTGTGATATTTCTATCATAGTTTGGACTATATCGGTTATATTCTAAATTAGCAAATAAAATTGATTTTTGGCCACCACCAGTATTTGCTAAAAATTTTACTGAAGCACTACCGTCATTATTACTTAATCTTTGAACATATCTACCAAGACCTGTTTTAGGTTGTCTTGGTGAAAAGTTAAAGTAATCTCCTTCAATTGGTGAAAATGGTAAATAGGCACCTGTTATTCTTTGTCCTAAATCAGCCGTAAAATCTAAAACCCCATCAGGAACTGTAATATGATAATCTAAATAACTTAATTGAATTTGATTAGACGCAAGTAAACTTGATTGTAAAGGATTACTATTAATTGATAAGTTATTAGCAACACTTGTTTGTTGTAGTTCTTGAGCAATTCTATATTGAAACGCTTTTCTTAATTCAAGAACGGATATTTGTAATAAGTATGAATCTTGTTGTACTAAACTATCACCACCAAAAATCAAATCAGCTAATGAATAATTCCCAACAACAAATGGTAAATTTAATGGATTGTAATCAGTGGTACCTCCATTTTTTGCTAAAATTTTTGTATCTGCAAAAAATAACCCTTCATAACCACCGTTGGGAATAAATTTATTACTAACTTCCGCCAAGTTAATCCATTGTTCATTAATCAAATCCATATTGGTATCGTTTTGTAACGGCCAATATTCTAATTGATTAGTTGAATTTTCATTTACCTGTCCTGTTGTCTTATTAATAAAACCTGAAGCGTCTTGGAAACCTCCTGTAGGACCGTATTGATTTGGTATAATTTCTTGTTGAGCTTCAGTAAAAATTTCATTATTAACATTTGGTGAGTCAATAACTGAGTTGTCAGCAACATTTACCTCATAATATGGGTTAGAAATTGAAGATTGGAAAGCCCCCTCAACATTGTATGGTTTTAGGTTTCTTGTGACAAGACGATTCCTAAAAAACTCTGAACTTGAATAATCTAAAGCGCTTTCACTCATTGGGTGATTTTATTAATAAATAGAATGACTTGGTATTTTTTTATTTTTTAGATGTCATTCCACCTGAAGTTTTTGTATTGTCAAAATGTTTAACAATATATTGCATCAAGGTTGGATTCTTAGGTAGTTCCTCAACTAACATGTCACTTAGTTTATTTCTTGGTGTATCAACAGATACTTTAAAATTAACTGTATGAACAACTTCTTGTTTTTGTGGTTGAGACTGAGGTTGAGTTTGTGTATTTGTTGACATCATTGCTGCGTTCATAGTTTGTCTTTCAATTTTTAAAACGTCCATTAAACCTTTGTTAACACTTTTTTGTAACACATCAGGTAATTGAGTTGCAGCTAAGAAATAGTCTTTTTCATGAATCTCAATATTACCACTAGGAGTTTTAATAGTATCACCAACTGGTGTATAAAAACCGTCACTCATTCTTGCTGCGATTTCAGCAATTGTACCAGTAAAATTTATTGTATTAACACTGGCAACATTCATATCTTTAATTTGGTCTCCCTTTTTAGGGTCGAATAACGTATCTTTAATTTTTTTCTTTTCTTCTGTTACAAATCCGCTAACACCCGTACCTGCAATAGTACTTATTGTCACCATTTGCTCCATTATTTTTTTAAAGTCCCCTTGAATCATTGCTGCCAAAAGTTTTGTTGTATTATCTATATTTAAAGCACCACTGTTTAATTTTGATTCAAATACAGAACCAGCTCCAAAATTTTTACCAATACTATCTGCTGTCTCTTTAAATTCTTTTTTAGCGCCAGATAATAAATCTTGTCCAAGTTTTGACCCTCCAATAGTGTTTGATATTGTATTTGCAATTTTTTCCTGAGCAGCAACTAATTGACCGTATTCACCTAATTGTCCTTTAGCCATTTCAATTAATTGTTTTGCTGCCGGGTCATCTTTATCAACTATTTTAGGTTTATTACTTTGTTTAATAATCTCTAAATCTTTTTCTTTAATTTCTGATAATTTTTTAGTTTGTTCAACACCGTCTTTATCAAAATAACTTACTTTATATTCTTTTCCACCTCCTGCAACATTTTCTAATTGAGAAAGATTTGCAAGTAATTCTTTGTCTTCTTTTGATGCGTCAAACCCTAATCTCATTTCTGACATTTTTTTGTTTAAATTAGCTGACGATAAAGCTAATTTTTCAAATTCTGCTCTGTCAATATCAAGGGCGGAAGCGACTTCTCTAAGTTGACTTTTAGCCCCTTTCATAATTTGAAAGGATTGTGTTTTTTCGTCAAAGTATGTATACTGTTTTGCTAATTTAGCAATTTCCTCTTGAAGTCCTTCAACGTCATTTTGTGCTAAATCCATTAATTTTAAAGGGTCGGTTAACGCTGTTGCAGCACCTCCTAACCTTTGTATAGAAGCCGCCACTTCAATTGCCTTTTCGGGACTCATTAAATTTTCGGCTAAATTAAAAGTTTGAGTCACATCAAATTTTAAGGCCTGAGCCTTTGACGCCATTTTTGCCAAACCTTCAACCCCATTTACAAAACCGTATCTATTTAATTTATCTAAATTTCCAGTTACAGTCACAGAAACCGCTTGAGCGTTAACTCCCATTTGACTAGCAACTTCTGAAATCTTAAACATATTCTCCCCAATGTGGGCAACCTCCATACCTACATCATAAAACGATTCTTGTAGTTTTTCAGAACCTATTCCTGAAACACTGGACGCCGCGAATAATTCAGCAGCTTGTGATTTAAGTAAAACTAAATTTCTTCCACTCGCTTTAAAAAGACCTTCTTGCATGTCAACGGCGTCACTCATTTTACCACCTAAATCAACTATTGAACTATACGAAGCGTTTAAATTTTGTTTAAGACCTAAACTATTTTCAGTTGTACGTCCCATTGTCTTAGCAAATTTAGCAGCTTCAGCGTCCATTGACTGTATAGTTGTACTAAGGGTTTTTAATCCTTCACCCATCTCCTGATATCTGCTTAATCCGGCACTCTTAATCGATTCGCCTAAAAAATCGTCAGCAGTTGGGGTGGTTCCTCCACCTCCTCCATGTAAGTAATGAAACATAATTTAATCTTTATTATATAAATAACCTACTATTCGTTTTTAGGTGTATTAATTTCAATAACCTTATCAACCAAATATCTACGGTGATAAGACGGCATTTTCATGAAATCGGAATATGACAGATGTATTTTGGAACCCAATAGATAATATTGGTCCAATAAATTTTTTAAATACTCAGAAGAAAGGGCGAAAAAACTCCGCCCCAAAGGTCACACGGGTGAGTACCTTTTTTCCAGATGGGGCTGTTATTTCTCTCACTAAATCCAACTTAGGTTCGTTTTCTCTAATGAAGTTGTTTATGTATTTTGAATCCATGATTGGCATTTTAGATATAAAATCCGCAATTGCACTTTCTTCTCGGTTACCTTCAACCTCAATAATTTGTTTAGTCAACTTCAGAGTTACTGAAGGTGAAACCATACCCTTTGGGTAAGAGTCAATCTGTCGACTAATACTTTGACTTTCTCCGTATGTTAAAAATTTAATTTTAATTTCTTTCTTTGTTTTTGGTAAAACTAAAGAAATCAAACCTTCTGAATTAGGTTCAACATCACTTTTTTTGAAATCTAAAGACTCAAGTGTTATAGTATGTTCAAATTTCTTATCAGTTTCAGGGTCAATTAAAGTAAAATCATAATTAGCACCAAATGAAGTATTTCTTAAAAAAACCAAAATAGCCTCTAAATCACCCTCTAACATTTCTTCAGGTCTAATATCAGGTTCATATAATTTACTTCTAACTAAATTAGTAATAATTTGGTCACCACTTAAATTGTTAACTGAAGCTAAAATGTTTTCATCGGCAGCAGTTAGATATCCAACCTTAACAGATTTTTTCTTATTTTTATAAAATCTACCCTCGCTTGGTAGTAATACCACGTCGTGTGGAAGGTCTAAATTCATTTGATTTATATTGTCACTCATAGTTTTTTATTATAAAAATACCTTATTTTTATTTATTGTAAATAAAAAAACCCACTTTCGTGGGTTTGAATATAAGAAAGTAAATAATATTAATATAATAATATACAGTAGTCAGGTCTTAAAGATGCTTGGATAGTTACCAATCCATCTTCAGAGTAAGATAATCCTTGGAAGTCAACTTTTGTAAGGAATGTGTTTTTAAGAACCCACTTTTCAATTACAACACCTGTCGGGTCTAATAGACTTAAGAAAATATCTCTCTTATAACCTGCAGCGTATCCCATACGTCCTGTTACAGACTCAGCATGTAGACGAACCCATTCCATCAACGCTTGTGATGCTGAAGGTCCAATTGGGTCACGGAAAGTTACAGAGATTTCTCCCCACTCATACTTACCCGCAACATAAGTTTTAGTATTTAAGAAATCAATCGCAGTAGAGTTAATCGTTAAAGAAGGTCTACTTGTTGATTCTACATACCATTCGTTAATACCCAAGTCGTTAAAAGACATGATAAACCTATTCTTCCTTTTTGGTTCGTAGGGTATCGGCATTTTCATTAATAAATCAGCCATATTATTTTGTTTTAAATTTTTCTTTTATTTTATTATAAATAGTCCCTATCGAAAATTTTTCTATTTACTTTAGGTTTTTTTTTATTCAAACTTGCTATAAGTCCAGTTTATAAATATTAATAGTTTTGCTTTTTACCACCATGTGTTGATATTGTTTGAATAATATTTTCTGGGTCTTTTGATAATTCATCTTTAACTTTTTCTAGATTTCTTAAATCATCATCTGAAAATCCTATTTTAGGAATAAAATTATTACTAATATCATCTTTAAACATTACTGGTTTTTTAAGTATATTTGCTAAATATTTTACATATTGTTGAAACTCTCTTAAAGCATCTACCTTTCCTTTTTCGGGACTTTGAGCGGAACCGTCTCCAAATGTTACAGGATAATACTTATTCATATCCATATAAGCATTTATAAGTTCTTTATCTTTCATATCTTCCTCACCCGCAAACTTTCTAAACTTTCTTAAATTTTTAACCAATTCTTTTTTAGATATTCCTCTAAAATTAGTTTCAATCATATTTTCGATAGCTCTACGTAAAGCCAATGGTGAATGTCCTCTTGCGGTAACAATTGAAAAGATTGAACCCCCATTAACCGCTTCAACAAAGTCTCCCCAAGCTGGTCCTTCTTTTGCCATCATCGCGTCGATAATGAACCTCTTATCCCCCTTGGTTCCAAAATTTCTGAACGGGTCGTCAGCAAATCCAACAACTGTTTTCTTTTTATATTCAAAAGGTTCAACTCCAACTTTCACACGATATTCCGCAAAGTCTTCTGTTGACATACCAACTTCTTCACCATCTTCAGTACGAAGTATTATTTGTGTTGGCATTGTAAGAATATTATCATCCCAGTCAAAAGCATAATACTTTAAATCGGGTGTAATTTCTTCTTCAAATTTTTCTACTAAAAACATTTTCATATCTATAAATATTATGTAAATAAAAAACCCCCACTTTCGTGAGGGTCTTTTTAAATTTAAGTTAATTAGATGTCTTCAAAAGACGCTCCTGTTGGTGTAATTAAGAACTCAATATCAATGAACTCTAATGCTTTAGTTGGTTTGATATAAATCTTACCTACTAATTGGTTAGCATCTAAGTCTTCAGGAGTATTTTGTACTGTTACACGGAAGTCATATAAACCTCTGTCTCTTCTAATAGCATCTAAGATTGGATTAACAGAGTCAAGGAATTGTTGTCTAACTGTATTATCATTTTGTTCAAACAACAATCTGATAGCCACCGCAGAAATCAATTTACGAGCTTGTAATAACAATCTTCTAACGTTAATTCTGTCTAATGCTGATTCAGCAATTTGAAGAGTTTTGTTACCCCAAATGACAGTTCCAACGTCGTTGAAAGTTGCGATTGGGTTAATTCTTCCTTTGTAAAGAGTGTCTCTATCTTCTTGAGTTAATCTCTTTCTAGCTCTAACCGCATTTACAATACCTCTTGTGTAACCCGCAGTTGCAAACCATGGGAACGCTATGTTATCAGTTAACGCTAAGTTTCTTGTAACTTCAGCAGTTGCTGGAATATAGATTTGAGTGTTATTTACTGTATCACGAGTAAGAACCCATGGATAGTAAGTTGCTGTGTAGTTAGAGTCAATTCCTGTTTGTTCTAAACTATCAACCGCTTCTTGTGGGTAAATTAAATTATCCATCGAAGTTGAGTTTTGTAATAGGTTAAAGTCAGGAGTTGTACAAACATAGATTGAATCCGCTCTTTCGTTTGTAATCATATCAATTGCAGATTCAACTAATCCACTATTATTAACATAATCAACACCAGGTGTTACAAGAACATTGATGTTTGTTACCTCAGGATTAGCAAAAGTTCTAATACCTAACAAGTATGCGTAATAGTCGGTGTTTGCGTAATCAATTGTGCCGTCTTCAATAGTGATAATTTTAAATGAACCCCATCCTGTTGATGTTGGATATGGTGCTTGTGGACAAAAACCAGCTCTAAATTTAGTCTGCCCAAGAGCGTAAGAATCATCATTTGTTCTTCTTTCATCGTAGATATCCCATCCGTCAAAACCACCTTGTACTAAGAAACTAAACTTTCTTGAGTATAGGAAGTAATATGGATTAGTTGAATCTGTTGGTTCAGAACTAAATGAACCATCACCAACTTCAAATTGTGTAACACCACTTACCGTTACAACAGTTGCCCCACTATCCATGTGGAAACCTTTTGTTGTGTTTGGCCAGTTGTTGTAACTACCTTCTTCACACAAATCACCAACAGGTCTTTGTTTTCCTTTATAGTCGAAGAAATCTGCGTCAACACCTACTGAAGATGAAATACCTAAATAAGTTCTTCTTTTATTATCACCAGGACTAGTTACTGCATTATCACCACCTGTAGAACTACCAAATGGAGGATTCGCAATTACTTCACCAGGGATTGCATAGTGTGTTTTATAGACAGGGAAAGGAGATGTACCATTAGTATAACTTCTTGTTATAAAACCTTCAAATCCACAAGGAAGAGCGTCTAACGGAGCTTCTTCATTCATTTCTAACATAATATATTTAGAAAGAATTGCGTATTCACCGTCGATAGAACCTACCTTCTTAGCCACAAAACTGTTATTTGTAGCATCTAATGTACAATTAGTGAATTTCTCAATAACTGATGGGTTAGCATCTGTATCATAGAAATCTCTAACTATCAAGTCAAATGTTCCATTGTTAAATGAGATATTTGCAATAGAAACCTTAACTTCTCTGTTTGCGGCATTTCCATCAGGAATGGTATAAACACGGAATAATTTATAAACTAAATTACCTCTAAGTTCAGAAACAACCCAAGGAGATGAAGGTGTTTGGTATCTCTCTAAATAGAAACCAGTTGTATCAGTATTTGTTGAAGTTCTTGCATCACCTAAAGAAATAAAATTATTAGCGTTTAATCCACGAATAAATCCTTGATTATATCCATAATCCAACATTGTTGAATATCTTTCTTCAACAAACAAAGGAACTTCAGTTCTGTCTTTAGCGAAATTTGACACACCAAACACACTACTAATATAGTTAGCTTGTGATGTTGCAAATGATGTCTCAAAACTAAACGTGTCGTTTTCATAAGTTCTACCTGAAATCAAGAAAGTAGCATAAGGATTTTGACTTATTCCTGAATAACTACCTGTACCAATCATTGTTACATCAGAAGTACCTGTCACTTGATATTGTGGTCCGTGTAAGGTTGATGAATATTGAGTAATACCTCTTGAACGTAAAGTTGCAACAACAAGATTGTTATATCCTGAATAACTTGTTCCCGAGAATCCGTAATAAAAACCTGATACCGTACCTGTAAATGAGCCTGCAACTCCGTAAGCGGTTCCCGATAAAGAAGAAACATTTGTGTAATATGAATTACCATAATATGCGTTACCGTTAGCGGGTGGAACAAAATTAGCATAGAACCAAGCGTCATTTGTACCCGAACAATAATCAATAGTTGTTGATGTAATACTATTAACACCAAATACATTAGTTGAAGCCGTTAATCCAGCAACAATATTTGCAGTTGCTTGAGTACCTGAAACTGGACCAAAATAATAAGCCGAAGTTCCTGATGTACTATTAGTAACTAAAATACTATGTAATTGTGTTTGTAAGTCGCCTAAAATTGTAGATGTTCCACCATCAAATTGTGTGTAACCATTAGTATAATATGTGTTTCCACTTATTACACTTGGAACCGCTGAGGTAAATTGTACAGATGTTGTTGAAGCAGTTGAACCTGTGAAATCAATAGAGAAAGATGTTCCTCCTGTTATTCCAACTGTACTGCAATTAACATTTGCAACTGTGGTTATTGACCAAGACGGTCCTGCATCATAACCTGATAGACCTAAAATTCTTGTTACATACAATTGGTTAGATTGTTGTAGATATGATTTAGCAATATATGCCGCCTCATATTTTGGGATTTGTGTATTCACAAATTTTTCAGGTAACGTACCTCCAAAATAAGTTTGGAATTCATCATAATTAGTGATGAATATAGGTTCAAATGCGGGACCCTTAAGAGTTTCACCCACAATACCTAAAGTAGTTACACCAACACTTTGTGAAACAAAAGATAAATCTCTCTCTGAGGTATAAACACCTGGAGAAACGAATACTTTGTTTGCTGTAGCCATTTTTTAATTTAATTGTTTAAAATTTATTTATTGATAAATATTCTATAAAACTTGAAAAACTATTGGTCTAAAGAACTATTTATTGATTAGTAAGAATAAAATCTTACTTTTTTCTACCTTGAAAATAAAGAACCTTAAGATATCTGAAGAATCACATTTGTTGTTAAAAAAACATTGCTTAAAACATGGATTGAAAATTCATAGGTTTATTGAAAAACTTATTGAATTAAATTGTTCGGAAAAAAAAGATATCTACGGAGAAAATTAAATCAGTATTGATTCAAGTTGGAAATTAGATTGTAAAGAATTATTTGTCTTAATAATCTGAATAGTTAAAACATCATTTGTATTAATCTGTATTTCTCCCGTAATAAGTTGTTGTATATCCGTCCCATAAAAAAGACCATTAATATACATTGAGTATGATGTTATATTTTCAGAATCAATTAGTTTAATATTTGTTGTATACTCAAATGTTTGGGTATACGCCGTAGTACCAACAGGAAATAAAATATCTAAAGGTATTCTATTAGGGTTTGGTGGTATTTTGTTAACTCTTCTTTTTGTTTTTCTTGGAGCAACTTCCATAAGTAATAAAGACCTACTTACCGCAGGTTTAACTTCAAATTCATTTTCATCAATTAAAAATCCTTGTAAAGTAAAAGAATAACTTTGGATATAATATCTACGTTTTTCTAAATCCATAACTGACTCGTCAGAAACTTCGTCAAGTTGTATTGGAATATAGTGACCTTTAATTTGTGTGTAAGCTTGTCTTGATGAAAATTTTTCAATTATAACCTGATTGAACTTATTTAATTCTCTCATTCTGTTACAAATAATTTTAACAGAATATTTTATATCAACAGGAACAGGTTGAGGTATTGTATAAATGTCCATACCTTTTCTTTGTCCATCCCATGTTGGAACTGCTGCGTAGTAATACTGTTTTCTGTTTGGGATATTATATTTTAATGACGGTATTGTCCCAAATTTAACTTCAGGAGTTCTTATTGTAGTAATAAATGGAGGTTGAACATTCTTGTCGATATTATTAAAATCCCAAGTTTGAGTAAATTGAGACCAGTTTTGAGTGGTCATCAATATATCCACAACTTTAATATCTTTACCTGAAACTGAAGTTCTCAAATCGTTTTTAACAAACTCTAAAAACCCACCATCTAAATCTTCATGTAATAATGATTTAGGCAAATATGTACCATCCCTATTGATATCCTCAAGAAGTTGTTCTCTTCGTTCATAACCAACAGGTGGGTATGTAAGTGGTAACTTTTTTTTAATTTTTGGTAATGCCATTATTTTTCTTCATTATTATTACCACATTTATGACAAATATATGGGTCGTTTCCTCCGTCAGATAAATCCCAAGACCATCCACAATTACAAATCACCCTACCATCTTGTATTGATTCAACAATCATTTTTAATTGTTCTTTAGAAATAATAATTTTCATTTTATAATCCTCTAAATTCGTTTTCCATAACAGGAGATGCGTTTATTGTTCTATAAAATGGTTTGTACCCTGCGTATGTATGCTTATTATCTGAAACAACACGACCATCATTATTAACTACATAATATCTCACTTGAGTTTCAGTTTCATAATATCCAATATAATCGCCAAGTTCTATGTCAATTTCTAATTCATCTAAATGTTTTTGATAAACTGAAATTCTTGCATTACCCGGTTCCATTTGATTAATCTTACTTGAACCAAGAAATTTATTTTCAGGGGCAACAATTTGTAGATAAGCTTTAAACTCAATAGGTGGTAAAAATTTAATACCATCAACGGAAGCCTCACCATACACATCATCAACATTTGTCTTCTGTTTGTCAACACGATATAGTACAAGAGTGAAGTTCATATCCCCTTCTAACCACTCTCTACCCATACTAATATCTAAGCTATAATCTTCCGCTCCGAAAAATTTACCTAATCTTGTTATTGGAACTATTCTATTTGACATATTGATAAATATTTCTTTTTTGATTATTATTATAGTTGTATAGTTAATTAAAATAATTTGACAACTTCTACAGGACATTTAAGTATTGAACAACAAGCAATATCCATTCTTGAAAATTATCAGGGGTCAAATAACTATATCCTTAAGTTAAAGAAACAAATTGAGTCAAATAAAAAGTATCTCCCAACGAGAGCTCAATGTGATTATGTGATTGACTTCAATTCAGTAGTTCCAAAAGTTGCTAAAAAATGGGTTGAGATTGACTCATACTTTTCTCAAAAACTTGTTGCCGACAATCCTTTTATTAAAGAACCTGATAAAATCTATGTTGAAAAGATTTTAATTGAGAAAGATAAATCATATCACATTTGGGGTAAGATTTTTAGTGGTGAGACTATTCACGATTTTTGGATACCTAAAGCTGCAGTTATTAAACAACACACCGAAAACTTGGTTGATGTTGATTACACAAAATATGAAAACCGACCACCACTTGCCCACCAAAAAGAAGCCATAGAAAAATTATTAAAAAACGATAAGTTCATTTTAGCCGATGACATGGGACTTGGTAAAACAACAAGTACCGTTATCGCTTCGTTAGAAAGTGGAGCTAATAAAGTATTAATTATTTGTCCAGCATCACTTAAGATAAATTGGGAAAGGGAAATTAGAAACTATACTGATAAAACAATTTACATATGTGAAGGTAAAAAGTATGAACAGGCTGATTATGTAATTCTTAATTACGACATACTTAAAAACTTCCACGACCCAAAAGATAAATTAAACTCAATAATCCTTAATTCAAAATTTGATTTGGTTGTTATTGATGAAGCGCATTATGTTTCAAACGCTCAAGCTCAGAGAACAAAGATTATAATGGATGTAACCAAAGACATTAAAAAACTTTGGTTATTGACGGGAACACCAATGACTTCTCGTCCTATGAATTATTATAATATTTTGAAACTTATTGATAGCCCTGTAAGTCAAAACTGGCAAGCATACGCAATTAGATATTGTGGTGGTTATCAGTTTAGAGTTGGTGGTAAAAAGATTTGGAATGTAACAGGAGCATCTAATTTAGAAGAATTAAGAGAACGAACTTCTCGTCAAATTTTAAGAAGATTAAAAACTGAAGTTTTGGATTTACCTGAAAAAATTATGACACCTGTTTACCTCCGTTTAAAATCAAGATTATACGAAGGGTTGATGGGTGAGTATTATGATTGGTATAACAACAGACAAGACGAATCAAAATCGTTATCGGTTCAGTTCACAAAACTTATGAAAGTAAGACAAGTTATTGCCGAAGAAAAAATACCAATTACAATTGAACTTGCCGAAAACATTATTGAGCAAGGCAAAAAAGTTATTATCTTCAGTAACTTCACAGAACCTTTAAAAAAGATACACGAACATTTTGGTAAGAAATCTGTTTATTTAGATGGTTCAACATCTAAACCTGCAAGACAAGATGCGGTTGATAAGTTCCAAGAGAGTGATAAAATACAAGTTTTTTGTGGTAACATGAAAGCTGCAGGTGTCGGATTAACTCTTACGGCAGGTGAAGCCGTTATTATGAATGACTTATCATTTGTTCCCGCAGAACATAGTCAGGCGGAAGACAGAGCTTACAGATACGGACAAAAAAATTCAGTTTCAATATATTACCCACTATTTGAAAATACGATTGAAGGTGTTATCTACGACATTCTTATAAAGAAGAAACAAATTATTGGTACGGTTATGGGTGATATAGATGAAAATTCTGTAGATATTGTTGAACAAATACTTAACGAAATCAATAGTAAGTAAGTATTTATAATTAATGAAATCGTTAAATTTAGTATCAGAGTCATTAGTTAGTCGTATATTAGGTGAGGAAACTCAACCTGAAACCAAATTTTTTATTAACGAAATGAAAACCATAGGTATTGATAAATTACCTTATGGTTACGCATCATTAAGAAGATTTATTGACCCTGAAACAATGAAGTTCCATTATCAGAAACATTACAAGGGGTATGTAAAAAAATTAAATTCAGCTCTTCGTAAAAAAGATTATGGTGATGTTGAATTGGAGAATATTGTTAAACAAATTTCAAAGTATAATACAACAATAAGAAATAACGCAGGTGGAGCATTTAATCATGCATTGTTTTGGAAAATGTTATCACCCACACCACAAAAACCAAGTGGTGAAGTATTTGAAAAGATTGTTAAACAATATGGGACGTATCGTAACTTCAAAACTAAATTTGAAGAAATCTCAAGAAAAAGATTTGGTTCAGGATGGTGTTGGTTAGTGTTAACTGATACAGGTAGATTAAAAGTTATGTCCACCTCAAATCAGGACAACCCACTTATGAATATAATAAACAAGGGTGGTTTTCCGTTGTTAGGTTTGGATTTATGGGAACACGCTTATTATTTAAAATACCAAAACAAAAGAGACGAATATATTGAAAATTTTTGGGAAGTAATCAACTGGGAATTTGTTAATGAGTTATACAAATCAAAAACTGAAAAAAAATTGAACGAGTCAACTTCACAAAAAAAACTTTTATACGAAAACGTATCTGACTACTCAGATATTTTTAGTAACAACAAAAATGTTCTTTGGACTTATAGAAGATGTATTGATAATACGTTGAAAAGAGTTTTATCTGATAAATGGCATGAAAACAATCAACACTCTGAAGGTTCATCTTCAGGTATTTACGACTTAGAACAACCAGGTCGTTCAGTAATTAATAAATTAAATACAAACTATATTGGATTTAAAATTTTAGTTGATGATTTGAATGTTGTTCTTACAAAAATAAATAAACCTACATTAAATTTTATTGGTGTGACACCTTCACAACAAGTAGAAGAGATAAATAAATTTTGTTCTTATATGGAGTTTTTTGGTGAAAGAATTTTTAAAGGGTCTAAAACTCTTGATAAAATTATGAAACTTTTAAAAAGAACCCATGATAAAGGTGGTCAACTTGAGGAGTATGTTGCAAAAAAAATCAATCAAGAATTTGGTGAGGGTACAGCAGTTGTAGTTGGTAGTTTAGGTTCAAAAGAGGATTTTGCGGGAACTGATTTAACTGTTAATTTTGACAACAAAATACAAAATGCTCAAGTAAAACCAATTTTAAGTATGGAAGTAATTGATGGTTTTTATAATATAAAAATCAGAGGGTTTGTTAAAAAATTTAATACCGACTTGTTAATTTTTTCAAATATTAACAAAGAAGTTTATATTTTTAAAAACAAAACTGTTGCCTTTAGTTCAAGTATGTTTAAAATTCCAACACAAGATTTAATTTATACTGTGAATTGATATTTATATAGAAATATCACTTCATGAATACAATAATCGCAGAACCATACAGAAGTCAACTATATACAAAAGTTAGACACGTATTAGGAGCTCCAATTCGTTCAATTGAATTAGAAGATGAACAAATGGACTCAATCTTAGAATTTTCTATCGGGGACTATTCCCAATATGTTCAAGATTGGTTAATTGAATCACAATGGACTTCATTATACAATTTAAATTTAGACACACAATCTTTATCAAGAGCATTCGTAACTAAGAGTTTAGATTACGAAAACAGATACGCACAAGCATACTCTAAAATAGTTGGTTTACAATCATCCCCACTTGGTGATTGGGAACTTAAAAAAGATTTTATTACATTAGTCCCAAACCAACAGATTTATGAAATTCCTGCAGGTCGTGAAATTAATGAATTACTATGGTTCACACCAGCAACTCTAAACAACGTATTATTTGACCCATGGAGTTTTGGAGCATTAGGTGGTACAGGTATAGGTGGACCTGGCGGTTTTGCTCAAATGGGAGGTTCAGGTTCTTACTTTATGATGCCGGCATTTGACATGTTATTAAGAATGCAAGAAATTAATATCCAAAGAAGAATTATTGGAGGTGATTTAACTTATAGAATTACAGGGTTACCTAATGGTAAAAAAGCAATTCATTTAATGCAAACACCGGGTGGTAAATTTGATTTTGGTAATGCGTCATTAAACCATCATCAAGTTTGGTATTGGTATTATGATGTTGGTCCTGAGGATAGAGACGCTTGTTTAGCTGCAAACCCTGATATTATCAAACTTCCTTCAGATGTACCAATTAACGCAATTGCTTGGGCTGATTTAAATGAACCGGCACAACAGTGGGTTAGAAGATATTTTGTTGCAGGATGTAAAGAAACATTATCAAAAGTTAGAGGAAAATATTCGGGTAACTTAAAGACACCTGACTCTGAGTTAACTATGGATTACGCCACTTTAGCAACTGAAGGTAAAGATGAAAAAACAAAATTGATTGAGGAATTAATTGGTGCCGATGGTAGATTAACAAGATTAAGACCTGAAAAAATAATGGAACGAGAAGCGTTAATTGCTGAAAATCTTAACAAACAAATGAAGTTTAGAGCGTTCCCAAGAAATCTATATGTTATTTAAATTATGAGTATACAAAAATCAATTCCGATGAAACGTGTTATCGGGGAAGAAGTTTTATTAACATCACAAGTTTGTATGATATCTGATGAGATATACACAACTGAAGGTGAATCAGTGATTATTACAAAAGAGTTAGGATTAATCGAAGTTATTTTAAATCACAAAAATACTGACCACGTAATAGTAAAAGCTCTTACAAATACAAAAATCAAACCCATTGAGGGTTTGATTGATGAAGAGTATAGTGAAATTAATATTGAAAAAGGTGCTTGTGTTGAACTATATTACGCATTTGGTTCGTGGTTTATAGTTTCGTCAGACGGGTTGAAACAGTCTTAGACCATTTCTTCCCATCCTTCTTCTGCTAATTCATAAATATATTCAGGGTCAATCCCTCGTTTACCCCAATACACCATTTCTTGGTCTGTAATAGTTAACAAATCTTCAATACTATCTTGGTCACCAGATTCAAAAGGAATACCATTTGTTAATCTACATTGCTCTTTAGTAAATAAACCTCTGTCTTTAGGGTCAGTGACAATTAGATTATTTCTAACTTCTTCATTAAACACAATTAACAAAGGTTCAATTCTTTTGTTAAAGGTAACAATTGCTCTCGCAACATTATATTCACCTGTCATAGTAGGGTTATTCTCTAAATCTGACGGGTCAATACGATAACAATTAAGTTGGACGTGTGAACCTAACACAGGTTCTTTACCATGAAATAAACTATACTGTTCTTTTTCTTTTTTACTCATTTTTTCATTTACCTTCTGAACATCCCCGTGTGAAGCTTTAATTCCATTGTTTACATAGAATATTACATCACCCAAACTAACCGCGATACCATCTCTAATTGCCAATTCCATATGGGCCATCATTGACATCATATTACCCGCCTTTGTTTTTTGGCTTGAACGTTTCTTATAATCGTCAATAGATAGTTTCACTTTTGCTCTTTGAGCAATCTTCATTAACGGAATTTGTTGGTTAAAGATTACTTCCAAATATTCATAATACCACTCAACAAATGCCTGTCCATTACCTTCTAACAACATCTTAATACCCTTATCCAAAAAGTCCTCAATGTAAAGTGGTAGTTTCTTACTCTTGATTGAGTTACCTGTAAGTTTAATCTTACCATTATGTTCCATTGTTGCGTAGTTCTTACGAGCAATATTCATACAAGATTTCCAAGTTCCATCACAATCAAGACCCATTGCCCCTTTCATAAACGTATCATTAAACTCTGCAACATCTGCGTCGTAACCTGTATATTCTTTACCTTCTTTAACTAACCAATTCTTACCCTTACCGATGTATCTTCTATCGTCCACACCACCTTCAGGTAATGAGAAGTTCATACCATCCGTATCACATACAAGTGGAGTATAACCTCGTTTCATAAAGAAACGTAACATCTGACGAAGGTATTGTCGTCCTGTGCAGGTAATTTGTTCACCCATATACATATCACCCCAGTGATATACCTGTGGGGCAGATAAAGCTCCAAACATGCTGTTAATGAATATCTTAATCGGTAATTGTTTTCTATCGTAAGATGTTGCTTGTTTTTTGTCAATATCCTGATACTCCTTTGCCAAGTTTTTATACTTGATACGAGTATTACGGAAGTAATTTAACATGCCCTTCATTGCACCTGTAATATCACAAGTTGGAAATACATCATGAACAAGTTGTATTGAAGGGTAAAGTGACGAGAAGTCAAGTTTCAATACATCTGTTGAATATCCTACTTTAAGTAGTCGTGATAATCCACCAACAAACTCTGTCTTTTCATTCTTTTTAGGAATCGCTAACATGTTTTTATATGACCAAGCTCTCATTTGGATTTCCCATAATGTTGCAGTTCCCATAGTAGAAACCCTTTCATATGTTGTTGGAACCAAAGATGCGAGTAGGAATGACCCCTGATTGAATTCTTCATCAACCGTTAGAGTTTCTTCCAAGTCATCATCAAGATATCGTTCAACCAAATCATCACCTGTTGTTTTAATGTAGATACTTGAGTGTTTAGAACAAGCGTCATCAATCTTTGGGTCAACACCCACTTTCTTATATTTTCCGTTTTGAATGTTTAACCAAAACTCTTCTTTCTTTGCGTAAAACGGACCAATGTCTGTATGGTCAATGTAAACACGGTCAGGTGCTTCCGCCTTAATGTATTGAGTAATATACTTCAAACCTGCAGATTTGATGGATGAATTGATTGCCTGAGCTCTTCTAACTGCGTGTAATGTATCAACAACGTTATAACCCCACATGGATGTTTGGTTAAATCTCTCAACCTCATTTGCCAACTTCAACATACTTTCAGATTGTTTAATTGGATTGATTGGATTTAATGTCTTCGCAATTTTCTTAATATCTAACTTTAACGCTTTGGCTCTTTCAAATATCCAAAACCAGTCAAAGTTAAACCCGTTGTAAGATGCGATGATACTTGGTTTAAGTTCATCTATAGTATTGAAAAATTTAATAATACCTTCTCTTTCTTGGTCTTCGTCTGAACATTCAATTACTTGACTAAAACCTTTATTGGTTTTCATTCCTATCATAAAGATACGACCATCCTTTGGTTCAAGTGAGGTCGTCTCTAAGTCAAATACAAATCTTGTGATACTATTGTAATCATCAAATCCTTTGAACAATCGTTTTTCTTTTGTAACCAAAAATTGTTCTACAGGAGGCAATATTAAAACTAATCCTTTTGTTGTTTCACCCCATGGGTCAACACCACCATCTCTGAAAAACTGAATAAGTGAACGATAACCGTTCAATGATTTAACCATAAAAGTTAAACCTTTCTCTAATCTTTCGTTACCATCAGTTCTTAATTTTTCAATGACAATTTTATGTTTTGTCATCGCCTCTTTTTGTAATGCTTTTGAGGATTTATAAAAGTTTAATCCACGCAAATCACCTACCCAAGCAAATGGGATGAAAGTATCTTTTTTAATTTGTTTTCCGTGAATTGGGTGTTCTAAAATTTTCCAAACACAATCTTTGACGTAATCGTATTCTACACTGACGATATATTTTTCGTCATCATTTCCCTGAAGGAAATTTTCAATTTCTTCGTTTGATATCATAAAATTTAAAATGGTGTATTTGCTTCCGAAATTAAGGTCGGAATTTACCTTGTGTGGTAAGTTTAACCAATTAAACTATTAATGTCAAATTATATGTTTTCAACGTAAATTTTGTTTTCCGCAGTAAATGTTCTAGCCGAAAATGTATATAAACTTTCACCTGCGTAGTCTATAGTTTGACTCACACCATTACAATCCACATAATTTAAAGTTAAGTCAGGTGGTAATGTTTGACAATAAGTTGTTAACTGGAAATTATAACAACTTGTTGGTGTATAAGTCCCTAAGTCAATTAAATCAAATCCATCAGGTGATGCAGGACCTGATATCCATCTTGGTGGATAACTAGCATAAGATATAACCGTCATATAACCAATATCTGTGCGTGAACCTAAAGTTTGACTTACATAATTACCATTAATATTTCTATATTGAACTACCATACTTGAAACTGAGCAATTACCATCTTTTTGATTACCTATTACATACATTTTTAAAGGTTCTGCCGGTGATGGTGATGGAGTTATACTTAGAGTCGGTGTAACAGTCGGAGTTGGAGTTAATGTAGATGTGTTAGTAGGTGTTTGAGTAATAGTTGGTGTAGGAGTCAGAGTAGATGTTTTTGTTGGTGTTGGAGTTAATGTTGATGTTTTTGTTGGTGTTGGTGTCACTGTTTTTGTCGGTGTTGGGGTATTTGTTTCTGTGGGTGTTGGTGTTGTACCAATTGTCGCAGTTACGGATGGAGTTGGGGTATTTGTTGGTGTTAATGTTGGTGTAGGTGTTGGCAAGTTTGGAATTACACATGTTAAAATTACAGTTTGGTCTTCTTCAATAAGATATAAATAAAAATTATTATAACAACAATTAGGTATTGTTGTATTATTTACTGTGAATGGAAATGTTTGATTTGAAGTAATTAAATATCTTGGGTTATCTTCTGAAACTTCATAATACAAATTAAATGTTTTATCCGCAAAAGTAGTTGAACTAAAAGTTAAATTATCTCCCGATACTATTATACAAATATCATTAATTAATCCATCTGAACAGTCAGGACATCCATAATCAAAAAGTAAAAACGGACTTTTTAAAATTTCAAAATTATGTATAACTTCGGGATAACTTAATGGTTCTGTATACATTCTAAATTGTGAAATAGCACCATCAAACGTACCACCAAATGTTGGTTCAATTAAAATATTAGTAGTTAATGCCGATAATGAAGTTCCCGATAAAGTTTGATTTGGCATAACCTCAGGGTCTTGCATGTAAGTCAATCCTGTTAAGGTTGTTGGACATCCTGTAAAGGTTAAACTTTCTCTTAACCCTTGAGAACCACCACCCCATGATAAGTTAAAAGGAACACCTAATTGTTTTTCTTTTTCTGTGTTTAACGCTCTTGGAATTACTTCTTCAAATCCATTAATAACATAAAATAATCTTCCGTTAATATAAATTTTTAAAACACCTAATCTATCTTCTCTCTCAATTAACCATCTTTCATTTAGGTTAACTATTTCAACCTCTTCAGCAGGTGCCGAACCTTCATGAGTAATAGGTGGTTGAATAAGTAAGATACTATTATTTGATAAACTATCAACATACTCTGTATCACTAATCAATCCTAATCCACCCCTGTAATATAAATCACAAGTATCAAAGTAAGTACTTCTTTCCCACACACAATCAACTAAAATCCAATGTTCTTTTGTTGTGTAATCTGAATTTAAATCTTCACAATAATCAAAAATTTGATTTGATGAACAATATTCTGTAATAGTATAACCTGTTTGATAAGTAATTCCTGTTGTTGGACAAGTCCCCGTTGTAATACATCCTCCTGTAAATGTTAATACTTTAACACAGACTTTTGGATTTTTAGGGTCACCAGATAATCTTAAAGAAAACGAATTTGACATTGAGTCGTATAACGGGTCTTTATCACTATTTGGGACTTGTGTGGTTGCATTACATCCACAGTTACAATCGGTATTATGTTGTGCTTTATAAACTAAAGGTTCGTATACCTCAACACATCTTGAATTGGTAACACCCGTGTTTGAACACGCACAAGTTTCTAAACATCCTGATAAAACTGAAGTTACTCTTGTATATCCACTATCTGAAGATGGTGAACCTGAGTCATGATGATAAAATTTATTTTCAGCTCTAGCTCCAAAATAAAAAAATGTGTTATCGTTTTCAGGATAAGTTAAATTTAAAGTTGTTTGAAATGATGTCGGGGCAAATTCATCAACATATCTTGGTCTAATTAACATTTCAGCAGTCCAACCTTCATTAGTTCTGGTTGGGAATGTTTCGTAGTCATATCCAAACAATTTAAAAAACCCTTGGTAAAAACCGCCGTATAATTGATTATAATATGTTATAGTTAAACCTGATTTTGAAACCATATTATAAATGGTGTCTTTTGTATTACCCGAAAATCTTTCGTTTGGTGGATTAGTATAACCTGTTATTTGAAATAATTTTGTTCTTCTGTCAAAGTGATATCTATCCCACTTACTTGACCCAGTGAATAACCCCATCGTATAATTAATTGTTTCACCAGTCATCTGAGGAACTAAACCGTTATCTATACCTGTTAATCCTATATCACATAATGTAGATGCGGTTAAACAATTTAAATCTTGATTAAGTGGATTGTAGTTATTTAACGAAACTAAAGTATTACCTGATAAAAAATCACCATAGTTAATCGTTAGTTTTTGTGATGATAAAGGATTATTTAAATCAAAATAAATCGGTAATCTATTACCATCATTATAACCAATAAGATTAGTTGAAAATACAACTTCTTCATTATAATCTTTTTCATCTGATGCTAAACAAATGTCAAAAATTTTTGGGACGGGTTTAACATACCACTTTTTAAAATTGAACTGATTTATATTCTGTTGAGCCATTCTATTGATAAATAGTTAAATCCAAGTATTTATATGTAAAATACCAAATGGAATTTAATAAAGAATATTTTTCGTCACCTTATTACTTCTATATCAAAGAGGGTAAAGATACTATTTCCGTTTATTTTAGTGTTAGCAATACTTTAACTGAAGCTAGAAAAAAAGATGAAATTGTAAAATTTGATAAAAAAAATAAAAAAGAGGTTGAAAAAACAATTTCAAAAATTCAAAAAGAAAAAAAATTAAAGAATAATTCTGATGTTAAAAAAACTTTAACAAAAAAGAAAGATGAACTTGGTGAATTGGTTGATTACGACGGTTCTTTTTTGAGTTCAAAAATTCCAATTCACAACCCTTACTTAGCACCAAAGAGTACAATGGACCAAGAGGTTGTTGCAACAAGACAAACAAACAATCCTATTACTCGTGGATATCGTGTTTATTGGGGTGAAGGTGAAGAAGAAACAGATGAGGTAATTAACGAAACTGACTTTTCCGATGCATTTGGTTATGAAGAAACAAAAGACAAAAATGGTCCTGAAACTTTTAAAACATTTGTTAAAGAATTAGGTTTAGATAAAGATGAGGCCGCTGAAAGAACAAGACAACAAGGTAAAGAACCTGACGCTGAAAAACATAGAAGAAAATTAAATGCAGTACCTAAAAAAATCAAAAAACAAAAAGGTTTTATTGATAGAATGACAATTTCAGAAAAATCGGAGCTCGAAAATATTAAAAAACAACAAGCAGTTGATATGGTTGAGGATATTGTTTTAGGTAAAAAAAGTTCGGACAAAGAGGTTGGTAAAAAGAAAAGTGGTGTTAGTAAATTATTAATGAAAAACTTAGAAAATATTAAAAAAATTGCTGAGAAAGAAGGTTTAGAATTAAATGATTTAATTAAAATATTAAAGAAATGAACAACGAATTATACGGAAAAAAATATGAGATTCCTGAAAATGTTTTAAATTCTTTAGAAAATCATAAAGATGAAACCACTATAAAAAATATTTTTACTAATGGGTATCTTACATACCAAAACATGAAAAAAATTCTTCACGATATTGATAACAATAAGTTTCAGGGTAGAGATTTAAATTCATTAAAATCATTTATTACCCAAAATTTAGGTTCTGATAGAGGAAGTATTAATAGACAAAAAAGAGATGCTAGTGATTCGGGTATGCAAAACCAATATTTATCGGCACACCAAAAAAATGACCCAAGAAATATAACAGATAAACCACATTCAAAATTATATGAAAATAATAAAGAAGTGGTTGAGAGTTTAAAAAGAATAAACGAAATAATGAGACAAATACTTTAAAATTATGGCAGCAGAAAAAGAACCAGTTGACACACAACAACCATCTAATAAGTTATCTGAAATTTCAGATAGAATTAGAAAAGATTTAATTACCAGAAATAACTATGGTGGTGATAAAAACATTTACGGAGCAACAAACAAAGATGCTATCGGTGATGGTGACCTACAAGGTAAGGGTACAGGTAGTTTCTTAGACATCTATAATGGTGGTAACATCACAGATAATGTTGAAAGAAAGAGTGAAATTAAAATAAACACATATCAACCAGGAAAAGAATACAATACTCCTCCTACGTCGTAATGAAACTTTACAATATTTTAAAAAAAGTTATTGTTGAAGCAAGTACTGATGATATTACCTCTTCTATCAAAAATAAAAATTTGGTAACAATTTATTATGATGGAGATGATGATGGGAATTATACAGGAAAAGGTTTAAGAGTTATTGAACCATTCTGTTACGGAACATCAAAAAAAGGTAATATGGTAATCAGAGCTTGGGACCGTGAAGGAGCTTCGTATACTGGTTCAAAAGGTGAACAACCTTTACCAGGATGGAGGTTATTTAGAGTTGATAGAATAGGAAATTATTCTGTTAATCCTTTAGAAAATTTCACAGAACCAAGACCACTCTACAATCCTGATGATAAAGGTATGGTAGGACTAAAAATATGTGCAAAATTTGAATTAGAAGACAATGGATAGTTTAATGGAAAAATTAATGGTGTCTAAACAAATCATGGATAGACATAACGATATGGACAGAGGTTCATTACCAAAATCAAATAGACCAAGTATGTCTGAGTCGTATTCTCGTGATGAATACGAAGAGAAACCAATACAATCAAGTTACAATATTCCTGAAGAATATTTATCTTCAGCACCCCCAACACCAAAATCACCACCTGTAGTAACTGAAGATAGAATTAAAAACTCTAAATTACCAGATGCTATTAAAAAATTAATGATTGAACATCCTATACAACAACCACAATCATACGCACCAACATTATCAAATGAGGTTATTGAAAAAGCTGCAAGATTAATGGGAAATAAACAACCTGTTTCTGAATCAACTCAACAACAACCAAGACAACAAAATACATCATTTAATTTATCCGCAGCTGATATAAAAAAAATTGTTAGAGAAACTATTGAAGAAGTATTAAGTGAAAATGGATTAATGGTTGAGTCGACTCAAAAATCTAATGAATTAATGACTATTAAAGTTGGTAAACATGTTTTTGAAGGTAAAATCTCTAAAATTAAGAAAGTTCAATAACCTTTAATTATTATAATTAAAATAAGTCTCCGTTAGGGGA